CTGACAGTCTTTACGGTGAAGATGTATATGCAGCCGTTATAGACGAAGCATCACGATGTAAAGAAGAAGTTTGGCACGCTGTTAGATCAACTCTTACTGCTACTCAAGGACATATAAGAATAATTGGTAACGTCAAAGGACGAAAGAATTGGGCGTATCAATTAGCGCGAAAAGCTGAGTCGGGAGTTCCTGATTGGCAATTTACAAAAATAACTGCTGCTGATGCAATAAATGGCGGTGTTCTGACAGATAGTGAAATAGCAGATGCAAAGCGCGACCTTCCAGAACAAGTATTCAAAGAACTTTATCTTGCGGAGCCGAGTGACGATCAAGGCAATCCGTTTGGAGTTGACGCTATCTATGAGTGTGTTGCACCAGTATCTACAAAAGAGCCAGTCGTTTGGGGTTGGGACTTAGCAAAGTCAGTAGATTGGACATGGGGAGTAGGACTTGATGAGGACGGAAATGTTTGTCGCTCAGAGCGTTGGCAATCGCCATGGGAAGAAACGCTCAAACGTATTGTCAAGCATACAGGGAATGTTCCAGCTTTAGTTGACAGCACAGGTGTAGGTGATGCAATAATAGAGTTCCTCGCAAAAGCCGGAAGCAATTTTGAGGGATTCAAATTTACCAGCAGTTCCAAGCAGCAGCTTATGGAGAGGCTGGCTGTCGCTATTCAACAGAAGCAGATTACCTTTCCAGAAGGTCAGCTTCTGAATGAGTTGCTTAGTTTTGAATATGTTTATACGAGAACAGGAGCGCAATATTCCGCACCAACGGGGCTTCACGACGATGGAGTTTGCGCTCTTTCTCTCGCTGTTTACCACCAAGATAACGCACCGGGAATCGGGGTCTGGCTTTAGCAATGGGATTTCTTGACCGTTTCATTCCGTATCGAAAACAGGAACCAAACGATGCTGTCGTTTCTGCGGTTGTTAGTAACTTTGATATCGGGAACGCTTTCCCTGATGCGAGTTACTCAAACTTTGCTCGTGAAGGATACGCAGGAAACGAACTGGTGTTTGCGTGTATTCGCGAGATAGCAACATCAGCTTCCGAAGCATTTCTGCGACTTTATGATGACGTACAAGAACCGATAGAGAATAGTCCTGTTGCTCAACTGTTACAGAAGCCAGCAGTAGGAACTACGCAGTATGAGTTTTTAGAAGAATTACTTACTCATCTGCATATAGCAGGTAATGTTTACGTTTTGAAAGAGCGGGCAGGAATTGGCGTTGTTTCGCTAATGCTATTGCGTCCAGACCGTATCGAAATAAAGCCGGGACGAGGTTATCAATACGACATAAATGGCGCGCGTTATATTCTGCCGTTTGAAGATGTTGCCCATTTGAAATTCCCTAATCCGAATAACGATTATTATGGATTGTCACCACTTCAAGTTCTTGCAAAACAAGTCAACCTAGATACAGACGCAACTAAATTTACGAAAGCATTTTTCAATAACGCAGGTGTCCCGTCTGGAATCCTAAAAGTCAAACGCAAACTAACGTCACAAGATGAAGCGAATCGACTGCGATCAGCATGGCGTAATCAGTTTCAAGGAAACCGCAACTGGCATCGCATAGCAATACTGGACGAGGACGCAAGCTACGAAACTATGGGTAGCAGTCTTGGCGATATGGAAATGCCAGCGTTGCGAGCGTTATCAGAAACACGTATTTGTTCAGCGTTTGGAGTTCCTGCAATTCTTGTAGGAGCGAATACTGGATTACAGCGCAGCACTTACAGCAATTATGGGGAAGCGCGCGAATCATTTTGGGAAGAAACACTGTTACCGATGTACCGTAGGGTTGAACAGTTCATGGGTGGAATGTTGGCTGAGGAATTTCCCGCAGAACGAGGGTCGGTAGCGTTTGATTTTTCAGAAGTTCGAGCGTTACAAGAAGATCAAGATGCATTAGTTCAGCGACAGCTTGTTAGAGCGCAGACTGCAAAAGAATTTATCAACGCAGGATTTACTCCTGACGCAGCGTTACAAGCAGCGGGTATAGAGTTGGAGTTAGAGCATACTGGCTTATTGCCTACGTCACTTGCTGTCCGTGGCTTACAGGCGGTAGAAATAAAAGAAGAACCGAAGGCTTTAACTCAAGCAGCAGCCAACCAAATAGCAGCACCACTTCAAGAATCTTACGAAGAAGAAGTTGAAGCATTAGAAAAAGTTTTAGAACAAGAGTTCAGAGCGCAACTAAACAGAGCCGACGGAATAATGGGACGCTATCTGTCAATGGGGTCAATACATCACGAAAAGTTGCAGATGCCGTTCAATGAGTTCACTTTGCTTCCTTTAGCTGCTGATGCTCAAATGGCTCAAGCAATGTCGCCAATGTTATTGTCAACAATGGAAAAGGCTTGGGGAGTAATCAATGCTGCGGGAGTGTTTAGAGATATGCCGTTTGACCCGGAACTTCCAATCGTATCGAACACGTTGCGAAAGGCTGGCGTATTGATAAATGATGTATCACGTTCTGCGCTTAGGAATGAAATTCAAACAGGGGCTAGAGCAGGTTACAGTCTTGAACAAATAGTTAGAGGCGTTCCTGATGATAAATATAGAGGATTGAGAAGCGTGGTGCGGGAAACGTATAAAAATCGCGCCAAGACTATCGCACGAACAGAGGTAGCAACTGCACAAAATACCGCAACTGCTGCTCGGTATAAATCAGCGGGAGTGCAGTATGTGGAAATTCAAGACGGAGATGATGACGAACTTTGCGCTCCGTATAATGGCACACGACAAACAATTGATTGGGCGTTAGATAATCCGATTGCCCACCCAAATTGCACAAGAGCCTATTCACCAGTCATTGAAGGAGTGACAGAGTAATGGTTGCAACAGCACCGGATACTATTATCCGAAAAATAGATCAGTCTGAACCGACAATGATTGATGAATCTGAAGGCATCGTTGAGGCATTTGTTAATACGATGGGAGTCATTGACCACGACGGTGAAGTAATCGACATTGACGCTTTCGGTAAATCAATTATGAAAGGCGGTCAAACAGTTGCTTGGTTCCACGATCAAAGCACACCAGTGGGCAAGGTAGTAGATGCTGCTCCGGTGACGCTAGGAATTGACGAAGCGACAGGCATGGCTACGGGGAGACTCAAAGCCATCATGCAATTCAATATGAACACTCAGCGAGGGCGAGAAGCCTTCGCCGATGTGCAGTTTGGCAGCGTCAAAGAATGGTCGGTGGGATTCCGGTCACTTGCTGACGAAGTTGAACTAATGGCTGACGGCACGAAAGCACGCGTTATTGAAAACCTAGATTGGGTTGAGGTATCGCCTGTACTTCGTGGCGCGAGTCCAAACACTCAAACTATCACTTCAAAGTCTGCCTCAGACACGACACCGGAAGAATCCGATGTTGCCTCTGACACGGAATTAGAGAAGGTGCGTGAGAGTATCGAACTGACAAAGGCACAATTAGACTTGGAGACATTTACCAATGGATAAGGTGAATGAACTTCGCGAAGAAGCGCGTGTTGCACTAACTACTGCAACCGAGGCTTTGGAAAAAGGCGAAGTAGAAGCTGCCAAGAAAGCTAGAGAGGACGCTGTTTCTAAAGTTGAGACTGCTAATGCTCTTGAGGCTGAAAAAGGCAAGCTAGAAGTGCTTTCAGGTGACTTCAACACACCGACTAATACGGTTCCGTTGAGTTACGAGGAAGCAAAAATATACAACCCTGCCGACGAGGGTAAGGACTACCGCAACGACTATAAGCCAGCAAGCTGGGTTAAGGGTCTACCTGCTGCTGTTCAACCAACGTGGGTTCGGGAACAGATGGGCGCGAACTTGAAGGAAGAAGAAACCTTCTACAAGGACACTTGGGTAAAGTGGTTCCGAGATCGCTCTCCAAACGCTCAGAAGTTTTGGCAGACTGCCGACTCTAATGAGTTGAAAGCAATGCAAGAAGGTACAGACAACGAGGGTGGTTACTTCGTTCCAGAAGATTTCCGCACTCAGGTAATCCACAACACCGGAGTTCCGGGTGGAGTACACCGACCTGCTTGTACTGTAATTACTACGTCATTGAAAGATGGTTACCTTCCAACAATGGGTTCAGTCTCTTGGGCTGCTATTGCTGAGGAAGCTGCTTACGGTGACAACACACCAACCGTCGGACAGGTAACTTTTACCATTCGCAAGGCTGGTGGAACAGTGAAGGTATCCAACGAACTTCTTGAAGATTCAGCGGTAAACCTTCCTGCACTTCTCGCTCAAATCTTTGGCGAGGCTCAGGGTCGTTACGAAGATCAGCAATTGATCGAGGGTGACGGTTCTGGAGAGGCAGAAGGACTTAGGACAAGCGCAACTGACGGTACGGACACAGACTCAACATCTGCGGTTTCTATTGCCGACATATACACTTGGTACTACGACCTACCTGCTCAGTTCCGAGCAAATGCTTCGATATCCACAACCAGCAGCTTCATGCAGCAGGTAAACACTCTTGATGTTACATCGTCAAAAGGTTCACTTACTGCTGCTCCTGCTGACACACTACTTGGTCGCCCGACACTTTTGTTTGACGGCACAGGTTGGGATAACGCAGCAGCTATCGCAACGAACGAAGAAGTCGGCGCAATCGGTGACTTCTCTAATTACTACTTGATTGACCGAATCGGCATGTCAATGCGACGTGATGACTCGATCTATGTTGCAAATGACCAAGTTGGATTCTTTGCACGATCAAGGTACGACGGTCGAGTTGGACTTGCGGACGCTTTCCGAATCTTCAAGATTCAGTAGGAGATTCTGATGCCTCGCTTTAATCAACTCTCAAATCGAATAGGAATCAATGTTGCATTGGCTCCGGTTAGTAAATCCGCAGGGGCTACTACGTCTGCTGCGATTGACCTGACTGGTTACTCAAAAGCAGCATTGATTGTGACAGTAGGCGTAATTTCTTCCTCTGGAACTGTTGACTGTAAAGTACAGGCTTCGGCTACATCAGGTGGTTCTTACGCAGACATTACAGGAGCAGCGATTACTCAAATGACGGAAGCAGGTGGAGACTCAGGCTCAACTGTAATAGTTGACTTTGAGATTCCTAATGGCAAGCCATTCGTGAAAACTGTTCTAACTAATGCAACGGCAGCAGCGGTTCAAGGTGTCCTAGTAATAGGCGACCAAGACATTCGCAGCTAATAGGGTTGGGTGGCTCGTCTTTCGGGGCGAGTCACCCACTTGAGAGGTAAACATGGCACAAGTAAATGTGGTTTGCATAGAGGGTCGCAGAGTAGGCGACGATGAATATGCGACTGGAGAAAAATATAAGATGGACGCTGCTCGCGCAGAAAAGTATTCCGATTACTTTCGCGTTACAAGCAAAGTCGCTACAAAGCGAAAGAAGTCCGTTACGACGAAGAACGCAGGGGCGACAGAGGACAAATAAAAAGTGGTTCAGACGTATCATCTTTACGCAAACGTAAATGATTTCAAAGCCTATCTAGCAGGAACCGATCACGTTACGGATTGGGACACAGATGTGGCTCCGATCACTCGCGTAATAAATGCTGCGTCACAACGGATTGATAACTACATGGGCAGAAGTTTCGGAGTAAGAACTGAAACTCACACGTATGACATTGGTAGAGGTGCGCTTAGAACAGATGCGCTTACGCCAAGTGGAAATGAAATAATTGACTTCCCTGATTATTGGTCAAGCAAGCTGTCAGGTGCGGGTATCATACGGCTCGCAGACTGGCTTGTATCAGCGACAACGGTAACTGCCTATACCGGAACCGCTCGTGGAGCCTCTGCGACGCTCTCAGAGGGCATTAGCAACGATTTCTTATTAGAGCCTTACAACACTTCACCTAAGACGCTTATAAAACTGCAAGAAGAAACAACTAAAAGTTTTGACGCAGGACAACAGACTTTGACGATTCTTGGCGAGTGGGGTTGGCAGAACGATAAATCTTCAATATCAACAGTTGACGCAATAGGTAGTACAAGCTCAACAAGCGTTTCCGTTTCGTCAGGGTCAACAACATACGTTGGCGATACGATTGTCGTTGATACGGAGCAGATGTATGTAAGTGCAGTTTCAGGAAATAACCTAACTGTAATTCGTGGAGTGAACGGGACAACGGCTGCCACTCACAGTGGTGGCGCGACATACTACCGATGGATTTATCCAGAAGATGTGAGCCAAGCTGCTTTGGATATAGCGAGGACGTATTGGCGCAGTCGTGATGCTGGATTGACCACGATGATTGGTAGCGGTGAAATGGCAATGACCAATCCTTCAAGAGAAGAAAATGCTATTTTGAAACGATTAGATCATTACAGAAATAGACGGGAATTGCCTGTATATGTCTGATGTATCAGCGACAATCGAAGTAAAGGGAAAATTATTCGATATTAACGCAAATAAACGTTTAAAAGATGCAATCAATCAAGGCATTGAACGAATGGCATTGGTTACTGAGGAACGAGTAAAAAATCAACTATATAAAGGTCATGGAGTCGTAACAGGTAATTTACGACGAACCGTATCTGGCGAATTAGTAAGTGATCTAAAAGCACAGATTGATGCAGGAGCAGCAAGACAGGGAGCCAATGTTGTTTATGCGAGTTGGGTTGAAGGAGTAAGTTCGCGAAATGCACGAACTAGCTTCCGTGGTTACAGTATGTTCCGAAATGCTTACAAGCGTTTAGAAGGTGAAGATAAAGATAAGTATTTTGCCAAACCAATATCTGAGGCAATAGATTGAGCAGGTCAGGAGCAGTAACAAGAATCAAGGCGATACTGGAAGCAAACTCGTCGCCAAATTTTCAAGTCGTGCTAATCGGCGAACCGTTATCTATTCCGTCAGGCGATAGAGTAGCAGCAGCTTGGTTCTCAGGTGAAAGCGAAAAAACAAAAACACTTGGCAATGTAATGGTTACGCAACTATGGACAGTTCGGTGTTACTGGCGTGTTCCATCAGGAGCGAAACAAAGGGAAAAACTAGAACTAGAAATATGGGACGCTGTTCGTGCAGTACAGGCAGGGTTCACAGCGGACAGCACTTTAACGGATAATATAACTGATTTAGATATTTCTTTGGCGTCTGTCGGGTGGTCAGACATTGGCGGTAATACGTTCCGAATCTGCTCATTCAATTTAGAAATAATAGATTTGGAGGCTGAGAGCATCGCTCCCTAAATAAAATGGCAAAAACAACTGGACTTGGAAATCAACTTTACGTAGCAGGATTCGATTTATCCGGTGACGTTGGTGCGATAGATAGTATATCTTCGCCTCGTGGAGTCGTAGATGTAACTGGTATTAATGTATCGGCGAATGATCGACTGCTAACGCACTCTGATGGACTTATCTCTTTTTCATCTTTCTTCAACGATGCTGCATCGCAACAGCACGCAGCGTTATCAAGTCTCCCGTCAACAGACAGGATTGCTACATTCCTAATGGGAAGTACAGCGGGTGATTCAGGTTGCGGTCTTGTAGCAAAACAAATCAACTACGACGGAAGCAGAACTGCTGATGGTGGATTGAACTTTTCTGTATCGCTAGAAGGTAACGCAACTCCATTGGAATGGGGTATCAGTTTACTTGCAGGGAAGCCAACGCACAGCAGCGCAACAAACGCTGCGAGCGTAGATAACAGCGCATCGACTTCAAATGGCTCTCAGGCGTATATACAAGCGTTCTCGCTATCTTCTGGGACAGCGACGGTCAAAGTGCAGCACTCTACAAACGACAGTTCGTGGTCAGATTTGATTACATTCACAAATGTAACTGGCAGAACTGCGGAACGAGCAACATCAAGCGGAACAGTTAATAGGTATCTAAGGGTAGCTTCAAGTGGTTCATTCTCGAATCTCGTCTTTAGCGTCATTATCAGGCGCGGGACTGCAAACGACATATAGATCATCTGCTCCTGTTGCTACTCACTTTAGAGAAGCAACATGCGCTGAGGTAGAATGTGACCATTACATGAAAGGGTGGAAAACAATTCTGCCTGTTGGTCACCCATATATTCAATGGATTCAATATGAATCTGGATTGCGTTATAAAGAGACTCGTAAAGAAGATAACACTGTTGAATTTCTTTTCTACGCAGGACAGCAATGTTTTAGACGAGAACTACATAGGAAAAGCCTAGACAGACCCCACATATTTACCGTTAATAACGGACGCGGATTCTCAAGGCGAGAAGATGCACAATGGGTCGATGAAATGGGCGAACAACTACATAGGTTGAAAGGCTAACTAATGGCAAAAGAATCTGGATTAGGTATGGCATTAGCCATTGACGATTCGGGTGGCTCTGCAAGGACAATATCGAATGATGTAACAAACTTCGATTTTGCTATTCCAAGAGGCACTCAGGACGTAACTGGCATTGATAAGTCTGCGAATGAGCGGTTATTGCTTCTCGCCGATTTTTCGATAAGTGTCAACGGTGTGTTCAACGATGGTTCTAATGCGTCCCATGACGTATTCAAAACTGTAAGCAGCACATCAGTCGCACGAACTGTAACCATCACTGTAAGTGGGCAGTCTCTACCCAATGAGACTTTCTTTACTGATTACAGTTTGAGTAGATCGGCAACAGGTGAATTAACTTACTCTGCTCCCGGTGTGCTAACTGGCGGTACTGTACCAACATGGGCATAAATTAGGACGAGAGGAATATGTCTAAATTCAAATTAAGTCAAGCTGCTAGAGTTGCAAACATTTCGTTTGAAGGAACCGACTTTGATGGTTTGGAAATAAAGGCGCGATTAGATTTACCGATGAAGATCGTATTAGAAATTCAACGGCTAGTCGCTTCTGAAAAAACTGAAGATTCAATTAAGGCAAACACGATTTGGTGCGACAAGGTTCTTGAATCGTGGAACCTTACAGATGATGAAGGAAACGAAATTCCGGCAAATAGCGAAAATGCGTTGGCGGTCGCACCTGCAAGAATGATCGCTGCTGTTATCAGCAAGTGGGCTGACCTTGTTTTGGAACCGCCAGCAAATTTATCGAAGCCGCACAACGATACGGGCATGTTGGAGGAATTGGCGAACACGAGCCAGTCGAATTAACTCAAGCACTTTTGATTGACAATTTGTGCCAACGGTATAGTTGTTTGCCATCACAACTGCTTGAAGAAGATGTATCGCTGTTGCGGATAATAAGATTGGTTCAGGCAGCAGAACCGAAAGAATAAATGGCAAACGAAGTCAACATAACTCTAACCGCTAAAGACCTTGCCAGTAAGCAAATAAAAGGCGTTGGGATTAGCGCGCAAGGTACGGCAAATAAATTACGTTCAATGCGTGGGCAGTTTTTGCTTATGGGCGCAGCGGGAGCAAGTTTACTTGGAAGCCTAGCAGTAGCTAGTAAAACATTTGCTCAAACGGGTGACCAAATCCAGAAAATGGCATTAAGAACATCATTTTCTACTGAAGCATTATCCGAACTAAAATTTGCATTAGAACAATCTGGCTCCAGCATTGAAGGTCTAGAAAAAGGCGTCAGGCGTATGCAGTCGTTTATTCAAGACGGGCGAGATGGTTTGACTGAAACAACAAGAGCCTTAGATTCGCTCGGTGTGTCAGTATCTGATTTTGAAAAATTGAATTCTGAGCAAGCGTTTGAACTTTTGGCTATGGCGTTGGCTAATGTTGAAGATGAAATAACTCAAGCTGCTCTAGCACAAGATATATTTGGGCGGTCGGGAACTGCTTTATTGCCACTGCTTGCACAAGGCGCAGATGGCATTGAAAGACTTAAAGAACAAGCGCATGAGTTAGGAATTGTTTTCGATCAAGAAGCTGCGAATAAAGCAGCCAGACTTATAGATGCTCAAAACGAAATGAGGCAAGCAACTATCGGGTTACAGATAGCGTTTGCAGAAAACCTTGCGCCAGCTTTATCTACGATGCTTGAAGTAATGGGCAGAGTAACAGCAGGTATAAGTGAATTTGTTGAAAACAACAGAGGATTAGCAACTGCTCTTGGAATTTTAATCGGAGTTCTTGGAACGGCATTAGTAGCTATTGGAGCAATAGGTCTTGCTATACCACCATTGGTAACTGGTGTTGGCTTACTAAAAACAGCTTTTATTGCTATGAAAATAGCGACTGTCGGATTGACGACTGCGATGGCTGCAAATCCGTTTGGTCTTATAGCAACAGCGATTAGTCTTCTTGCTGTCACGTTATTACCGATATTAATAAAGAATTGGGACAACATTGTTCGCGCTGTTAAAGAAGGCGTGAACATTATGATTGGGTTGTTTGAAAGTTGGGTCAATTTATATGTCAAAGTAATCAATAAAATTATTGATGGCGTAAATATGTTAGGGAGCGTTTTTGGAAAAGAAATTGACCATATAGCTGATGTAGAAGTTCCACGATTGAATACTGCTATGAAAGAAGTTGCTGAGGTAGTAGAAGAAGAAGCAGCAGTTGTAAGTGAATCTTTGGGTGACTTGCGTAACGATTATTCCGACCTTGCTGATACGGCTGAGGAATCGTATGCAAAAGTCGCTGCTGCTGCTCAAGATGGTCACAACAAACAAGTAGAAGCAGCAATCGAAGCATCTAAAGGGTTGAGTGAGTTATTCCAACGAAAACGTGAACGTGATGCAAGAATCGCTGCGTGGGACGAACAACAAGTAGAAGAATCATTAGCGCGCGGAATGGAAGAAGCAGAGGGTATTGTTGCTCAGTGGAAGGAGCAGAGGCTCTTGTTGCGGGAACAGCGTGAAAAAGACCTTGAGCATGATTTACAAATAGAAGAAGAACGACGTAAATCTCACGAAGAAACGCTGAGGCACGATTTAGAAATAGCAACTAAAAGAGCCGATGCGGTCAAAGCACTTGAAGAAAGTAATAGAGCAGCTTTTGAAAAAATAAAATCAACAGTTATAAATCTGCCATCTGTTATACCTGCACATGGAGTCGGAACTGCTGCTGGCGGTGAAGATACAATCGCTGCTGCGATGTTAGCGTTCAAAGCTAGCCAAAAATCGGTTGAAGCAGAACTTGATGCTGCAATCGCATCAGGAAATACTAGCGAAATATCTAGACTTAAAGCACTAATGCAAACTTCAGCTTTTAAAGGTGATGCAGTAGGAGCGGGAGTGCTAAAGGCTAGAGGACGTGGACTACCGATGCTTCCCGGATTGAAAGACCCTACAAGATGGAACGAAGAAACAAGAAATAGGGAAACTTTTAAGAACGGCGAGTTTGTAGTTATTGTTAATGGAAATGTTATTGCTGAAGATTTATCCGCTACGGTTGCGAAAGGGATTGAAGAATCCAAGCAACGAGGCGGTACGGATATTTGGAGTTAATAAATGCCGGGAAATACAAGCTATCCATCTAGCTTAGATACAACTACGAATCTTCCGGTAGCCTCGGCTCTGTCAGGCGTAGAGCTTGACGGTGATGGCGACGCTAACAAAGTACACTCCAACCTACATGGCGTTGTCTCCGAGGCGATTGTCGCCATTGAAGGGAAGATTGGCACAGGAGCAAGCACTCCAGTTGCTAATAGAGTCCTCAGAGGCACGGGTACAGGCACTTCCGCATGGGCACAGGCTAATCTAACCACCGACGTAACTGGAACGCTCCCTGTGGCGAATGGTGGGACAGGCGCAACGGCACTAACCAATCTCATCACGTTGGGAACGCATACGACAGGGAACTACCTTGCGACATTAGCAAATGCGACTAACGGTGGAACCACGATTGCTAACAGTGGAAGCGAAACAGCAGCAGCGACAGTTGCGTTAAATTTGAATGATTTGTCAGCAGGAGTTATGGCTGACGGTGACAGCTTTGCGTTTATTGATTCAGATGACAGCAACGCAACGAAAAAGGAAGCACTTGCTGACTTACTCGACACGGTTGCAGGAACCGTCGGAACAACAGGGTTAGACCGTTCTGGCGCAACGCTAGTTGTTACTGATCTTCACCCTGTCGGAGTAAGTGGTTCTGCAAATCAACTACTGACCGATGATGGTGATGGAACTGTTACGTCAGAGGCGAACCTAACATTCTCAGGTTCTACTCTCGCGCTGTCGGGCAATATGACAGTAACGAAAGATATATTTATTGATTCAACTCCTGCGGATACTGTTTACTCAGGGATTACGGCAGCATTTACGGCAGGGGAAGATTTAGAAGATGGCGAAGTTGTTTATTTGAAAGCGTCTGATGGAAAAGTTTGGAAAGCGGTAGCCACAGCATCAGCAACATCAAGAGCAATGGGTATGGTGGTAGCAGACGCATCGGCTGATGCTTCTGTGACTGTTTTGTTGCAGGGATTTTTACGCGCTGACACAAACTTCCCAACATGGACTGTTGGCGGTGTCGGTTATACGCCAGAAGCAGAAACATCAGGAAAGAATGTCCCTGAGCAAACTGCTCCTGATAGCGATGGTGATTTTGTGCAGGTCTTAGGTTTTGCTTCTGACGCAAATACTTTCTTTTTTAATCCATCAATGGACGTTATAGAACACGCGTAAATGGCTAATGAAATCGAAAAAATAAATGCGATTGCGATTGCCGATATTGAAGCGTTCAATGGAAAAACTGATTCCAATATTGAAAAGCTAAACGGGCTTGAGTTTACTGGTATATCTGACGCTCATACGTTGATTTCAACGCATACTGCTTCTAATAGTGCCAGCATCGATATTACTTCTGGCATCGACTCGACGTATGAGGTTTACGAATTTCATTTTACAAATCTTCACCCGGCAAGTGCGGGCAGTTCTCACTTGCAAGTTCAAGCAAACGCTGTGGGGGGAAGTGGTTTCAATGAATACGTTATAAACGACACTTTAGCTTCCTACCATGCAGAACACGGATATAACTACAACTTGCAATATGAGGGTTGGGGTCAATCAAACACTCAAAATTATTCAATAATTTCTGGGTATACCGGAACAGGTAATGACGAAGCTATCTCAGGAGTATTTATTTTATTTGACCCTAGCGATACGACGCATGTGAAACATTTTTATGCAAGGTCTAGTTCTAGGACAGGCGGGACTCAATACAACCAAGATGTTCACAACGGCGGTTACTTTAATATCACATCAGCGATTGACGAAATTAGCTTCAAGTTGAGTACAGGAAACACTGAATCAGGACAAATCAAAATGTACGGAGTTTCTCAGTCGTAATGGGCAAGACACTAATTTCAACACAGACTGCATCAGCTTCTTCAACTCTTTCATTCACTTCAGGGATTGATTCAACATATCCAGTTTATGAGTTTCAATTTATAAATATTCACCCGGCATCTTCAACAAGACTACAATTTCAAGTTGATACAGGAACTAACACCAGTTACAACCAAACAATTCAATCTGCTTTCTTTTACGCTTACCACAATGAAAACGGTTCAAGTTCAGGAGTAGGCGCAGATGCAAACCGACATCAAAACGCAGGGACTTCATTTCAAGATTTATGCGGAGAAAATATAAGCAGCGGTGACAATGACGCTTCTATGTCAGGCACTTTTACCTTATACGATCCTTCAAGTAGCACATTCGTTAAACAATTTCTTGCAAGAACTTCACTAATGCGAAGTACTCCTCAAGTGCTAGATAGTTATTGCGGGGGATACATTAATCAAACGACAGCTATCACAAGAGTTCAATTTAAAATGAACTCAGGAAATATTGATTCGGGAAAAATAAAAATGTTTGGAGTGGGTTAATGGCACTCACTTATCTTTCTTCTCAAACAGCTTCATCAAGTTCTACATTAAATTTCACTTCAGGAATAGATGGAACTTATGATGCCTATGAATTTCATTTAGTGAATTTACACCCCCAAACAGATGCGGTAGCTATTTCATTTCAAGTTGATACGGGGACTAACACGAACTACAACCAACAAATAACTTCATCATTTTTTAGAATGAAACTGCACGAAGATGACAGTGATGAAGAAGTGGCATATATAGCAGCTTACGATCAAGGTAACGGAACAAGTTATCAATTGTTATGTAACGATCTTGGAAATGACAACGATCAATCAGTAAGCGGAATTTTAACTTTATATGCTCCATCAGATACAACTTTCGTAAAACATTTTCAATCTCGTATGATTGAAGTCCATGAATCCGACATACTGATGGACAGTTTTTGCGCTGGCTATGTCAATACAACAACTGCTTTAACTAGGATTAGTTTTAAATTCGACAGTGGGAATATAGATTCAGGTAAAATTACTATGTACGGAGTAGGCTAATGGCAACATTAGAAGAATGGAAAGCGCAACTAAAATCAGATAACCCAACGCTCACAAAAATGGTCGATGGAGTTTCAAGTCAACTCAATTCGACTGAGTACAACGCCACTATTGACGGTTGGGCGCAAGCAAGTTACGACAAAGAAGTTGCTGATGCAGTAGAAAAAGATGGTGGAACTCATGCTAATTATGCAGAGTTTCGCAGGGAAGCATATGGAACGATTGGCGATCAGTTAGATATGCAATACAAAGATGCGCTCAATGGTACTTCTACTTGGAAAGACCATATTACAGCGGTGAAGGCTAAGTATCAGAAACCAAGCTAATGCCAAATTACAATGCAGCATTAAGTTACGACGTAGCGAGAGCATGGGACGGTGTGCCTACTGGCTTTGGTCGTTATGAACTATATGTTGATTGGAATAACGATGGCGATTTTTCAGACGCTAATGAAGATATTACAGACGATGTTTTAGAAATCACTTGTAAGCGTGGGAGAGACTTCGCAAGTCAGTTAACGGGTAAAGCAGTAGCGGGTACGATGGAAGTGTCTCTCCGTAACGATGCGGGCAAGTATTCGCCATTTAACGCATCATCGGCATTAGCGGGGAGCCTATTACCTAACCGAAAGATCCAATTAAAGACAAGTCTGCCAACTGCTACAACAATCTGGACAGGGTATATCGAACAGATACAACCGGAAGTTCAGAAAGGCGCATACACGACTGCAAAGATTCATGCGCTAGGTATTTTCAAAAAGTTTGCGACAACAGACGTATCCGTACCGAAACAAACATCTATCCGAACAGGTGCAGCGATTGGAGCAGTTTTAGACGCTGCAAGTTGGGGAGCCTCAGACAGAACTATTGACACAGGTGAAACAACGATAACGAGATTTCATTTTGATGGTGGAAAAGTTTTAACTGCTTTACGTCAAATTGAAGCTACTGAGTCAGGATTTATTCGCGAAACAACAGACGGAAAAATAGAATTTGAAGATAGACGGCATCGCTTAACTGCAACAGCTTCTAAAACTTCACAGGCAACATTCGCAGACGATGGAACCGGATTTAGTTACATGGGCGTGAGACAGGAAGATGCCATGTCACTTGTCTATAACGAGTTTCGTTGTTCGGTTTCTACTTATACCGTCGGAAGTCTTGCAGCGTTATGGACGCACCCACTAGCAAGCACTTCGGGAACTGCGCCACTAATCAAAGCTGCTGAGGCTATAACTATCCGAGCAGAATATCCAAACATTACTTCTGCAAGTAACGTGGTTGGAGTAGATACGTGGACAACTCCAGTGGCAACCACTGATTATCTTGCGAACGCTGCCAGTAATGGAACAGGCACGAATTACACAAGTTCGTTGAATATAGGTGTCAGTAAAGCATCAAAGACGATGGAAATTACCATTACAAATAATGCTTCTGTTGATGTTTATTTGACAAAGCTGCAAGCGCGCGGAACACCGATAACAATCAGTGATCCGTTTACTATCAAAGCAGAAGATTCAACCAGTCAAACTACTTACGGAATACGGACGTACCCTAGACCAGTTGAAGCGAAATGGGTTCCGACGCAGGAAGAAGCAAAATCATGGTGCTTACAGAATCTTGGAGCGCATAAAGACCCAACGCCAGTCATGCAATTAGCGTTCAATGCGAATAAAAGTGGGGACACGTTAACACAAGCATTGACGCGAGATATTTCTGACCGAATTACAGTAAAGGCTTCGACTAATGCGAAGCTGGGAATCAACCGAGATTTTTATATTGAGAGCGTAAGCCATAAAATAACAGCAGGTGGTTTACATCAGACAAGTTACACCTTGAGCGATACGGCAGGGTTCTCAGGTTTCTGGGTTCTAGGTAGTAGCGCACTAGGTCGAGATACGAGGTTGACATACTAATGGCATGGACAACTCCTTCAACATTTGAGACAGGTGATTTAGTTGACGATGACACTCTTAATGCCCAACTAAAAGATAATTTAAATGCTTTATCTACTCACACACATTCAGGAGCAGCAGGGGACGGTTCTGCTGACTTAGCAGGTGTTGACTCAATAGTTATAGATAGCACTAGCGCACCATCATCGCCATCAGCAAACGATATAATTGCTTGGGTCGATGGTGAAACGCTAAAAATGAAGAAATCTGATGGAACGGTACAAGCATTTAGTCTTGCAGGACATACTCACTAATGGCATGGACAACACCAAAAACATGGTCTGATGGAGACATTCCAGACGCAGACGATTTGAACACTCATATTCGTGACCAGTTGAACGCATTGAGTACTCATACTCATTCCGGGGCTGCAGGTGATGGTAACGATGAAATGACAGGCGTGGACACTATCACGTTTGACGATAGCGGTTCGACTCCTGCTGCTCCCGGTTCTAACAAAGTCAAATTATTTTCTGAATCGGAAACTTTTAAAATTAGAGCAGGAGCGTCAGGCGCAGCGACAGCGATAGCTTTAGCAAACCATACGCATACTCAAGCAAGTGGAACAGGTAATACCGATACCAGCGTAACTGTTGCAGGGGCTCCAACGTCTTATGGAAACAATGGTCGTTCAATAACTCAAACACCAAGCGATTCAACAGGCTCGGCAAAATACGCAATGATTATTGAAGGACAAGTAACTTTCAAAAATGCGAATGGTCTTGGCGGTACTGTTTATATGAACATTGAAAAAGGCGGGACTCAGCTTGCAGAGTTCAGTGAAACCATGCCAGCCAGTTTAAACGCAGAAGTTATTGTAAAAGGAACTGTTGTCGATATTGGTGCAGCAAATTCTTCGACTACATACCAAACAGATTTTAAAGAAAGTGGAGACACTAACACGAACTACTCCGATCAAGGAATGTCCACTAGAGAAATCAGGACTCAATAATGTACGACTATGGAGCGAAACTTGTTCGCGTGATTGACGGTGACACTTTTGTTGCTGAGTTAGACCTTGGATTTAAGACTCATAAGGTGGAGACTATTAGGCTGTCAGGCATAAACACTCCTGAGTCACGCACACGCGACCTAGAGGAAAAGCGACATGGGTTAGCTGCGAAAAAGTTTTTAGGCGGGGTTCTCTTAAACGCAAAATCCCTTTTGGTTGAAGTAAAAGATATTGGGAAATTCGGTCGTGCGCTTGGAATAGTTTATGCTGATGGGTTAAATGTCAACTTTGAGTTGATTGACAAAGGCTACGCTTATCCCTATGGTGGCGAAAAGAAAATGACCTACCAAGATATGCTTAATAGATATCCAGTGATGCAGGAAGTGAAAAACAAGTTAGAGGCAGAGTAATGTTCAAACGATTACTGACTGTTCCAAATTTTGTATCAACATTATTGAAGTTGTTACTGAAACCTTTTGTTTATGCGCTTTGGGTGCTAAGACAGGTATGTTATGGAATTAATGCTGCTCCGGGCATAGTGGCTCAGTCTCCTGTCGCTCTGTATCGCAAGACTAAAAAATGGCGAGATTGGGTTCTTGCTAAGGTTGATTACCTTGAAGCGGAATCAGCTAAATGGAAGCGGACGTTCCAGATTGTTCGGTCTCCTTATTCCCTGCTTTTGAAATTAGGCTTTTCGCCTCAATGGGCGGTCGGCTTGCTTGCTGTTGGAACAACAACTGCCACAGGTGCAGTAGCAGCAGAAGCAATGAAGCCACCATCATTTGCAGCGGGAGATCCCGGTGTTTATAACGCTCCGCTTGATAGTCCAATATATTCTGACAGTGAGTTTAATACTCTACGGCTCGACTTGGGTTCAACGCCTATTGGCTTGGTCAAGATTGAAGATGTCACGCTAGGAACTGCTTATGCTAATTCGGCTTTACCATCGGGTGAGAGTAATGCGGTTATTGTGGGTGGCATCGCTGCTTCTAGCGACCCAGCTTTCACGGAAACATTTTTGGAAGTAGGTCACATGACCGTAGAGAAATGGCGTTGCGATTCGCTCAAGCTAACTAACATTGAAGCGCATGAACTGATTGTGAAAGGAAATGCGTCTGACGGTCAATCAATCGCAGCGGTAGCAGGAGTTCCAAGAGATAGGGCAATCAGTGGCGGTAACAGAGCGGACGATATGCTTACGTCTGGCGGTTATTATGACCAACTTAAAATCACTTCTGCATCAAGCGGAATCAATGGCAAGATAGACCGTTTGGTTTTGTCCAATCTTTATACAAAAGGAGGTCCTTGCATACTCGATAGAATCAAAGCAGGGACTTTAGAAATTCTTGTAAATGAGGTTGGAGCGGGGAACGGTTTTGCCACGAAAGAATTTGAAATAACAACATCAGTAATTTATAAATCATTCGTCAACGAAGATAACGTTGAAGTAAATATTTCACCACCAAGTTAGAGGAAACAATATGAATTGGTTAGGTAAGTTACGACCGCAAATTTTTCTAGCGATTGTTGTGCTAGGCGTTCTTGCGACGTTTGGCATTAACAACGATATGCCAGAAATTGCGACTGGTACTGTCGGAGGTATCATCGCACTTGGAATGAAAGTTTTAGAAGCTGAGTAACTTAATTAACTTAATTAACTTAAGTAACTTAAGTAACTTAAATAAAAATATTAATTATTAAGTAACTTAAGTGACATAGGTGACTTATGAATTTATTTTTAAAATTACTTTCAAAAGAACAGCGTAATGTAATGGAAATTGGACAAAGTATTTTTGCTCAATTAGATACGCCACAGCAGCGTAAAGAAGCGTTTGATTACGCTTTGGAAGTCCTTGCTGATGGAACCGTCACTTTGCCTGAATGGGGCAAGCTAGGCGGTAAATTAGGCATCATCAAGGGAAACGGCAAACGCAAGAAGAAAACTGGTCGGCATAAGCATCAACGTTGATATTTGTTTTTAGGTGGTAAACTAGAAGCAACTCACATATACCTCTTGTTTGGTTTGGTCGCCTTTCACGCAGAGAATGTGGGGGTTCCTTTCTTTCGCAATCCCGTCAGCTTCGGTTGGCGGGATTGTTTTTAAATACGTTACTAATAAGTATTGACAAAACAAATAAAGGGGGTTTAGAATAAATACATCGCAATAAACGATAAAGAAAAAAGGAACTAAAAAGACCATGAAACTCTCAACAGCAATCAACAAGGCAGACAGCGTATACGCAACGGTCACCATTGCAGATGTGGATACATCTATCAGAATCAGCAAGCCTGTTGCTCGTAAAGCAGTAGATGGATTTCTTACATACAAGATGGACGAAGATGGGCATTTTTGGAATGAGTGGGACAGAATCATTGGCTGGTACGACCAACAATACAACCTTCTTGTCATCGGATAGGAAATTAGTCGAAACGCTCTGCGGAGCGTCTACGTCAAATAGGCGTACTGATGAGACTTCATCTGAGAAAGGAACTAAATAAATGAACGACCAACTTTACATAGACCTAAACAATCCAAACAGAGGACTTTTCAAAGTAAAGGAACACCAGTTTCGCAGTTTGAAATTACGAGAAATGGTCGCTGCTGGATTCAGTATTGAAAAGGACGGAGCATGGTACGACGTGTTTAGTAATGAGTTATTGTTTGGACAGACTCATTCTTACAGAACACTAAAAGAAATTGAAGCAAACGCAAATTCATATCTCGCATTGAAAGAAAGGGACTAAGAAATGACTAAACAAATAACTATGAAAGATGGGTGCTATCACACAAGCGAGTTTGTCAACCTCCCGGAACGATGTGACCTGCCAGCAAAGGGTGACCTGCCTAAAGGCTGCCACAAGGGACACCTGTGGATTGTTGATGGTAAAAAACAATACCATGCTCCCGATGCAACCAAAATACAACTTGTAAGGAGCATTAGTAGCTAACTTTTATCGCATACAACCTACCGCCCCACCTCGCACAGCGTCGTGGGGCTTAGGGGTTAACAGACAGGTTGGGACGCCTCACTTGTACTGCTAGGGGCAGCGTCAGCGGACACTGGCGTTGCCTCGCATAAAGAAAGAAGGAACGAATGATAAAAACCAGCTTACAGAAATCTCACCAACGGTGGATAGACGATGGCTGTGAAGAAGATTGGTGGGACAGACTTAATGAGTCGATGTTAGAAGTGAACTTCTGGTTACCTGATGATGGTTCGCCCTTGCAGGTAGCTGTGTATCAGACTGACGGGATTGAAACTGTGATAGATCGCTTTGTAGATGTTTCAAGATGGGTGAAGCCAGTTTTTTTAGAAAGAAGGAACAAATGATTCAGAACTTTTATCAACATTTGATAAAAATAAAATTTCTAGGACCGACAAATTACAAAGGCTCACGATACAAGGCGACTGTTAAAGATGGTGACAGTTTTCAGTTTTCAGCAACTGTCCCGTCAACATACGCCAGTGACAATAGCGACGTAATAGCAGCCGCGGAAGCGGTAGCAGAGAACATCAGACTCGACATGAATTCTAGAAACAGTTTCAAGTATGAAATAAAAGCCTACGATGTCGAGATTGTTGGAAGCTATGACGGCGACCACTATGCAACCATGACACCAGTGATAAAAACTAGTTCTGGTTATCTGATTAATGAATAGAGGTAAGACTATGGACGAAAAATCGATGAGTGAATTGCTCGATTTATTAGAGCAGAAGAAGAACGAGCGGTCTGAGTTATTTGATGAAATCGGCATTTTAGAACTTGCTATTAAGCGGGAAATGGAAGATGCCGAAGCGTCGTTATTTGAGAACGCTCGTTGGACAGTAAAGCTAGAGCCGAAAACTAAATGGATTGAAGAAGCGTTGAAGCCTCTGGACGAACATTACTCGCCAGAAGAAAAGGAAGAATTATTAAACAAACCAAAGCCTCGTGAATGGAATAAAACCAAGTTAAATCGAGAGATGAAAAAGGGTGGTGAAATCAAACGTATAATTGAATTTGCGAAACAAAAAGATTTGCCTAAAGTAACCATTAGAAAGAAAGGAAAATAATGGGACGTAAAAAAACAGGCGCACTAGATACGCCACGAAATAGAATAATAGTTGACCTGCACAGAAAGGGAATGTCGTACAGCAAAATCTCAAGAGAACTTTTGCGTCGTGGCTTTGATGTAACAAGCCAGCGATGCCAGCAAATAGTAAAGAGCAGACAAGAAATGGAACTGCTCAAGAAAGAAGGAAAATGATGGGTGAATACGGAGACATAGAAATACAGTGGGAGCCTGTTTTTCGTTCCGATAATGTAACACCAGTTACATCAAAAGACGGGACACAAATTCAAAACTCGCCCCCAATGGAGTTGCGAGTAAAAGTACAAAGTTCTTTCGGCAATAACAGTTGGGCGTTTGAAGATTTAGACGGTTTCTGGTCGTATCGTGGCAACCCTGCCGATATCGAAGTTGGGGCATTAGCAAAAGTGGTCTTATCTCTTGGAGGATATAAGTCAAACGGAACGAGGTATCAGAACATCAATTCTTACATCGCTCTTGAGACCCCTGCGGTAGCTGCACAGACGCAGCAAGCGCAACCACCAAGTAATTCTACACCGAATCAACCGCAGACGCTCTCCGCTCAAAGCCAGCAGGGAATAGATGAACAG